TGTATAAAAAGGATAAACAAGATGATTTAATTTAGCAGGAAATAAAGCTATCTTACCTTCCCACTCCTTATCAACACAAATATCATGTTGTTTTATGGCCCCCATCTGATCTGTCATAACAAAAGCAAAATGTCCTGCTTTGATTTGATCCTCTTTCATATTTGGAAATCTGGCGTATTCATCCTTTTTTGTGAATGGCACCTTGTGCCATATTACAAAACTAAATATACCATCATGTGTATGTATGGGATTAAACTCATACTTTTCTTGAAAATTTACCCAAGTATTGAAGAGTCTTAATTTAAATTCTTTCGCATTAGACATGCTACCTATGTAAGCAAAATCATGAGGATATCTATCTTTCCACTCCTTTATTAAAGCATCAAGCATAGGCCATACGTATGGCTTTGCATCTGGTATCATAAATTCTTTTTTTATGTTACCCGCTAAATCATAATTTGCCTTAACTGTGTGTTTTTTACTTACAATCTCATCTAGTTTTGTTGTTATTTCTTCTGGTAATTTTCCTAAAATATACATTATAGTTGTTGTTTTACCTCTAACAATGATACCTCTATCATTGCTCTCGATGCAGCGTTAGCTTGTACTTTCATAGAGTCTCCTTCTTGATATACCATACTTGTGCTGATGGTGTTTGTGTTTGTAGCTGACACGTCTACTTGAAATATTTGTAGATCCGAGCTACCGTTATTGTGGTCTATGTCAACAGTCACAGCTGTTGACCCATCATAATTGTGAACATTTATAGTTTTGACAATAAAAGTAGAAACAGGAACTGGCGGCGATGCTGCAACATTAGCAGTTGGCACAGTGAATACTGTTGTAAGATCTGTTGTTGTCAAATTAGTTATAAATCTTTTAAAAACATCAGCCATTGCTAAAAAACCAACTTCTTCTTGTTGACTCCTCTTGTGTATCTTGAGTATAAGAACTGTTTAATTGTTGAATCAAATCCTCTAATTGTCTTATTAATTCTGCAGATTGTTGTGCATCATACTCAGGTCTAGGATCTGGAAATCTAGTTATTGTTAATTTTGCCATTATCTTCTACCGTCAGGTTGTATATCAAAACGCTGTGTGCCTAATCTCCATGCTGTGCCTGTTGTGTTAGAAACCACATTTACGGTAAACTCTCTGCCTCTTCCACGGAGACTAACAAAGTCTGTATTATCTTGAAACGTAACAGTCTTTGTTACGCTAGTGCTATTATTAGGATAGTTTTTAAATTCAAGCTTTGCATTTAATGTGCCCTCTTGATCTTCTATGTCAGGTATTAATTTTGAAACAAAAGCAAAATCGTTACCCTCTCCTATCTGCACAACTCCTGATTTGACAAAAGCTGTTATAGCTTGACCATCGCCATTGTTACCTACTTCGTGAGAGAAAACTTGTGTAGCACCATCAGTCAAACCTAAAATTACTTCGTTGTTTGCTGTAGTTGTACTCAAATATTCGGTAGCTACAGGGTTATCGTAAACTTCTCTATCTATCCATGTTGTTCTAGATAATGTTCCTGTCCACCATGTTCCTTCTAAATAATTGTAAGCTACAATAGCATTAATTTGATCAGACCCCGTTCTTGGGTAAAACCACATAATTTCGTTAAATTCTCCATTATGTCCCGCAAAAGCATTCTCTGCTCCAGTGACATTAAGATTATTAAAAATAAATTGTTCTACAGTGCATGGTAACTTTTTTACTGAACCATCGAATAAGAAGAAAGAATCTTGTGACATCCAATAGCTTACACCGTTGATATCTACGCCTGCATGACTGCCTACTATTCCACAGTTTTGACCTAGTTGTCTTAAACCGAAAGTAAACGGAGGACCAATAAATTGTAAAGAGTGTAATGACGTGTCGGTCCATACAAGAATTTGTCCTCTAGATCTTTCTGCCGCCACTATTCGTGATCCGTCAGCTATTCGTAATGAGCCTGCAGTGTTTTCTGCAGTAGGTTGATATGTGTTTATATCTTCCTGGTTTGAAAATCTTATTAATAAATCATCTTGTGGATTTGTGCCACCAATTGTTGGCTGTGTGCCCATAAATAATAAATGTCTATCTGGTGTTGATACTAAACTTAATCTAGATTTAGTTGGTGCGTTAGTTATAGCCTCACATCTAGTGGATACGCCTGCAGATGTATCCCACCTAAAAGCACCTCCATTTAATGCAGTAGCTATTAAATCTTCGCCAAAATTATCTAGTGACCATTGTCTCGCTTCTAACGTCACATTTGATGTTGTTGAAGGAGATCCCCAACCTCCTGCACCATAAGTATCAGTGCCCCATCCAAAAGCAGGAGTAGAAAACTCAGGACCTGGATTGATTTGATATTTCATATTACCTGTTCCACCACCGCCTGATGTAGAACCTGATGCAGCGCTAGTGTGTGTCACGACATATGCCGCTGTATTTACCACTGAAGTTACTTCAAACTCTTTATTCATGTCTAAACCATCAATAGCACTAAAGGAGTCAAATGTTACAAAACTACCCGCTACAGCTTCATGTCCAGAGTCTGATACTAAAACTGACGTTGTGGCATTTGTAGTGAAAGGATTAGTTCTTGCTTGTGTTCTTCTTAGAGGTGTTATATCTGAGGCCAAACCCTCTTCTATGACATAAAGCTTTCTATCTGTCCCTATAGCGTTGTATCTCGTGCCATCTAATGCAATCCAAGCATGCATATCTCTAGCAACACCCACTAAAGTCGTGCTAAGAAATTTCTCCCATCCTTTAATTTTTTGTGCAGAACCTTGAAAAAAACGCACCATATCACCATCAGTCCACTTACCTTGTCCTGTATAATCAGTGACTTCTTTATTAATACCTGGTGCTGGTCTAAAATTTACTAAGGGCATAATCTTAAAATAGTATATTAAGGGTCATTTTTCTATATTAAAAATTACTATACCAACCAGTAACTATATATTTTTCTTGTGTTTTACTAATGACACCACGGTGAGTATGTGTCCAATAAGATGGCCATATTAAGGTCAATCCTTTTTTTGGCTCTACCTTAAGGTCTTGATAAAGAAACTCAGTCCCTCCCTCATCAGTCATGTCGTTTAAAAAAGTCATAAAAACTAAACATCTTTTTAAATGCCCTGGTTCTTCAAAATGCCACTTCTTAAAGCCGCCGCCTGGTGGATACTTTTGAATATAAATAAACTCTTTAATTGTAAATCTTTGTATCTCATTTACCATAGGATATTTGTTATGATAAAGATTTAAAGCTTTTTGTAATTCATCTAAATAATCTCTGTAAGGCGAAAAAAGAATGCTTGATTCAAAATGTAAGTCAAAACTTTCTTTTGTCTTTTTTTCAACAATAGAATTTTGTTGTTCATCGTAAACCTTGCCCTCTTTAGCCCTACCACTATTCTCTATGTAAGATTTAATTATTTTATCACAAATCTCACCATCTATAAACCAACCACCCATCAAGGTGTTTTTAGATAAATTAAACTCACGCATCTTTAGGCGCTACCAAAGATGCAACATGACCTTTAAAAGCTCTGTTACCAAAGTGTGTTAGTGGCATGGCTAGATCAGCCCATATCTCTCCGCCACACTCTTGCCATAATCTAGAAAAGTAATAATCTTCTGATAAGTATCTAATCATAGGTGAGCCATCTACATGTTGAGTTTTGTAAGGTCCAACAGCAAACAAATCATAACAATTATCAGACTTAAAATATTGACCATTTACAATTTGATCAGACTCATATTTTCTTTCAGGAAACTTTTTAAACATAGTTCTAAAAACGTCTCTTTTTACTAACATCATGCCAGTTGCGGCCTCATTCACTCTGTAAAAACCACTCTCACCTCTTAAATTATTTGGATCATCAAAATTAAGATTGTAGCCTAAAATTTTTGCTTCTAGATCATCAGGAGTTATTTCAGGATTTTGTTTTATCCACTTCGATGCTTTTTCAAGATGTAAATGTTTTCTTGGATATACTCCACAAACAACGTCTTTATCAGCACATAATAATCGTTCTATGTTTCTCCAACTAAAACCTATATCTGCGTCAATGAATAAAAGATGTGTTGCTACAAAATCTTTATCATCCATCATCATTGATACTATTGTATTTCTAGCTCTTGTTATTAAGCTTTCGTTACCCATCGATTGAAAACGTAACCCTACGTCTTTTGCCATACTCCATTGTTGAACTTCTAACAGTCCGTGAAGAGTGGCTTCGCACAACATTCCACCATACATGGGCATTCCTAAATATATTCTAAAGTCTTTTTCTTTTAGTTCTTCTGGTTTTATCATCTATTCTCCTTTATCAACACATGTGTTCCAAGATATTGAAATTCTTTTTTTATGTTTGTCTAAGTTAGGTTTTACTTCATGTTCCATCCAACTTGGAAAAATAAACATTCTGCCTGTTTCTGCAGGAAACTCCCATTTACAGTTAAGTCTATTTTCATTAGCAACAATTATATGAGGGGACCAATAGCCTTCAATTAGAGATGCACAAGGATTAGTCATGGATATGCAACCACAATTTTCATGTGTTTGTAAGTAATAAACACCTGACAAAAAAGAATTAGGATGTCTATGACTTGTGTTAAAATCTTTGTAGCCATTTACATTAATCCAAATGTTACTTATTTGTTGTTTGGGTAAAAATAATTGTGATGCAAAGTTATTACTTGCGGTAGTAATGTTTTTAAATAAATCGTTGAGAGGCATGTGCACACCTGTCAAATCTTTGGACTGCCATCCTCCCTCATTAGAAAGTTTACGTCCTTCATCTTTTTCCATAAGCGATAAAGAATAATCACTCATAGCTTTATTATCTAGATCTGTATACTCTGCGAAAACAGGTATGCGAAATATGTCGTAAGTATCGCTCAATTGAGTTAGTTAGTTACTAACTTTCTAATTCTACCCATTGCTTGTTTTCTTCGTCCCATCCATAATTTTTACCATCTGAGGGATACTCCACTGGTGCGTGCCATATGCAATCATCTTCTCTTAACACCCATGAATCAAAAGGTTTTGGTTTATAAAAAGCATCTCTTGTAGAGTCATAAGTGTCTCCAATGCCTGCGTAATTTTTTCTTAATGCTTTCGATTGATCTTCACTAGGAGTATTAGTGTCAGGTTGATAATGAACGCCACCTCTAGTATTATATGAAGTTTGAACCCAAGTCCCTTCAAGAGTGTTTATGTATTCTTGTTCTGCGACTATTACTTTTACTACTAAATTATTTTCTACTAATGCAAAATGTGCCATTTATTATCCTATATACTTGTTACATCATATCTCACAATGACGAGACCTGATCCTCCTGTTCCTCCAGTTTGACCACCACTGTTTTGACCACCATTACCGATTGGCCCACCGCCACCGCCACCTTTGTTAGCTGTGCCGTTTTGAGGTGAGTCACCGCCTGGCTGACCCTCAGCGCCGCCTGCGCCTCCACCACCTGAACCGCCTT